AGCCGGATAAGCCGTGGTAGGCGCATCAAGTGTGGCGTCATTGGTATAGAGTGCAATATAGAAAGTCCCCGAAGTAAAGTTGAACGTGCCGTTCATCAGCCCAGTCTTAAAGACATTGCAGGAGAAGTTACCTTGAAATGCCATCAACGCACTCCACTATTCTGCGGCAAAGGCGCTTGACGGTACTGACCGCTTCTATAACTGTCGGATCGCTCCATGCCATCACCCAAACGCTTGGCAAGTGCCAAAGCTTCCGTGTATTTTCCGTTATATAAAGCCATCATGTCGGTTTCACCCTTCATGTAGGTGTAAGCCTCAACCAAAGATGCGTACAACAACACCGTGTCAAAGTTGTCCCCCAGCCATGATCGCCCATCAGAGTTAGTTACAGTACTGATTAACACTGAAAAGCCAGAACCTGTCCCGCCAATATTTGTAGCGGAAGCTGACAAAGACCCGCCAGCCGTATAGTACAAACCGCCATTTGTAATAGTCACAGCCGTTACTACGCCGCCAGAAACAGTAATCGTTGCCAACGCGCCGCTACCCGTACCGCCAGTTAAGGGCACATTAAAATAAGTACCCGCCGTATATGCGCTGCCACCAGTAATTGCGCCCAAAACAGCAACAGGGCTTTGCACAATTGACTCGGGGTAGTAGTAATAGTGCAACTCAACGCCGTAACTCGCATCGGCTGTTGGCCCTAATATGAACGAGAGTTCGTCGTAAATTACAGTATTTAATACCGTGGGGCCAAACAGTGCATAGTACTTGGGAATGCCTACATCTGTTGTAGGGTTTGGGTACGCCTGACGGATAAAGTTAACGTCCTTGTTAAGCAAGTATTCGTAGTTACCATTACCGTCAATGACCGCCATAGAGTACACGGCTAAGAAGTCAAGAGGGCAGTCCAAATACTTTGTGTTTATTGCAACAGTGCTTGTCACATTCTTGCGAATTGAGGGGAACTGCACCGAGTTATAGATACGTTGCTCAGCCTGCTCCACAAAGACAGGAATCTCCGCCACGAAGCTAGTCTCCGTGTTCTCTGTATACGCTTGAATAGCGTTACTGAGTTCGGTGTAATTCATGCCATCGGGCCCCTAGACATTAAGCCTTTGGTAGCCGCGCCAGTACCACGCATTTTGATACCATCGGTTTTGACTTGCTGGTCGCCAGCAGCTTTGCTGATGT